GTTCCTACAGCCATTTTATTTCTCCATTTTTATCGAATTAATACTGGGTTGTTAAGTCAAGTATGAGTCAATGGGTGTTTTTAAATACCCTCTAAAAGCGATTCTTGGCGCTCTCACGCCATTTTTATTACAAAGTGCGACCAAGTGCCTTCGGATGTATTATACTGCTACATCCTTCATTTTTTGTGGCTTGCCCACCATCTTGTCTTTCTTCGGCTCTGTCACTCGCTTCTTCTTCGGTTCAATCTTTTTTGCATACCGCAAGTCGATCAGCGTCTTTGCAAAATGAGGTAGGCAGTCTCTTTTGTCGCCCTTCTCGTAGCACATATAATTACAAAGAAACTCTACGGGAATCATTTTTTCAGGCATATTATTCTCCTGCCACATCGATATATTTCACCCTCGGCCTATCCACAAGGTTCTTTTCTAATACCCTCAAGACGGGCTTCCAGTATTTCTGCCAGATAACATCCCAATCATATTGGAGTGCGAACTCCCGGACATCATCCTTGATCCTCTGCCATCCCCCATGTTTCCAACAGTTATAAGCACCCTCAAGGCAATTAAGTATCCTAGATGGTGAAGGCTCGTATCTCCACGTTCCATTCAGCAACCATCGGAGGCGGTCGTCATCAACATCTATAAGCCACCCCGTTTTACCCACAAGTTCCGGTCCGGTTGTGGTATGTGTTGTTATAACAGGGATACCAGAGGCCTGAGCTTCTATTAAGGGCAACCCAAACCCTTCGCCAGAGGTAGGGAGACAAAAAACATCAAATCCGTTATAGATCTCGTTCAGCCAATCGTCATCAATCCTTCTGAGGTCGTATGCGTCCTGTGGAGGCCATGCCACCCACTCGGTTATCCCAAGATTCTCCACAACCTTAATGTGGTTTACAGTCTTATCATACGTGCCTTTAGCATGAGCATGGATGTAAAGGCGTGAATTCGGATACTGCTCATGGAAATCTTTAAACGCTCTGAATAGAGGGATGAACCCCTTTCTGTCATCGATATAATTCAGGCCTACACAACCTATGATAAAGGTATCGTCATCCCATTTAAAATGGTCACGAAAGAGTTTTCTCGCCTTAGGATCAGGCTTAAAGATGTTTGTATCAACCCCATGAGGTGCATAGGCCACATCTTTGAGTCCGGCAGCCTCCAGTTCCCTCTTGCCATGCCTAGAGAGCGCTATGGGGAATCCCACATCTAGAGCAACCTTCTTGAGTCCATCGCTGATCCACTCTGTGTCTACGGGAATATAGCCTACCCATTTCTCTTTAGGATATCGCTGCTTGTCATTCAAGACCCATATATCCCAATGAGAAAACACATAATCGAACTCTTCTTCATCAAGCATCTTGTTGTTATGCTTAACATTTGTACCGTCATATACCTCGATGCCTTCCCACTCATGCCATCCGAAGTATCCGTGCTTAGTGGCGATCCTGACAAAATGACCTTCCTTTACGAGTCGCCTCACAAGCTCCCGGGTACAGGTTCCGTAACCACTCACACCTAGGGGTGTCGAGCTGTTCCAGAGGATTCTCATTAACCCTCTCCTCTCAGATAAAAACGACTTTTCTCAGCTGATAGACAAGGTTGATAAATCTCTGGTATGTGAGAACTTCTATTATTTCCTCATCTACCATAAATTGGACAACCTTCGCCATTGCCCTTGATTTCTCGTTATCCTTTGAATAACCCGCCTTCTCTAAAAATTCATCGATCATTAATATCTCCCAACTTGTGATATCTATATTAGAGGGAGCAGGGCGAACCAAGTTTGAGCCTCAGCCCGCCCTGTCCCTATCTATCGATTAGGTAGGCATTGTGGCTTTTATCAGGTTGGGAGGGTCGATTGTTTGTAACGAGATCGCCCCTGCACCAACATAACGGAAGCCACTTCTGTGCCGTCTGCATCATCAGTTGAAACTTTAGCGCCAATATACTGAAAGCCCGAAGACAGGTCTTCGCCTCTTACCTGGGCTTCTAGTACATCTAGGTCAGTAACTTGAGTTGAGGTATAGGTATCGCTTGCACCAGAAACGGTTGCAGATCCAGATCCATCAGTAGCGGTCGCCTCATACATCGCAAGTGTCACCACATGAGTGGAAACAACATTCGACACCTGAGCAACTGCACGAACGAGATCATAGTTAGCCATATCAACAAATACGGGTGTGGTAATAACGTCAGATGTTTCTCCACCAAGAGCGGTTGACATATCGCCATATTGAGATCGATAGTTCTGTTTGAAAACGTGTACGTTTGCCAATATTATCCTCCTTTATAGATTTTTTTTAACTCGATGTGGTCAAGCACACAAAGGGTGAGAGCGTATTTGCCCCCCTCCTGGGTGTTATTGGAGCAGACAATAAAGGCTGCCCGTCCACCCTAAGAACTACTTTCCAAAAGGTCTCGTCATGGGTAAACCCAGAACTGTAAGTGACCTCAAGGTAGTCTTGGTCCCTATCTACGTGTCTTGACGCTGCGATTAGTAATTCTTTTTCAGCTATGGCATAGTGCTGAAAATCTGCCAGGATGACATCGCCTGTCGTTCCTAACGCAGCACATTTCTCTGTAACGATTATCGGTCTCCCAAAGATCGTCATTGTAGCCAGATCAATGCCTGTAGCCTGATTCGCTGCCGAAGCAGTTGCTTCAAAAAGCTCATCTATGGCATCAGGGTTAAATAACCACACAGCCCGATTCCAACTATCCGGTAACAGACGCTCAGCCATGTGAGCGAAGTCAGTAAAGTCTAAAACAGTCATACCCCCTCGAGTTACAGAGACCATTGCACCTGAGTTCATGATCCCCAGAGGTTGACCTGCCCCTGTTCCGTTAATAAAATAGTCGTCTTCGATAAACCGTATGGCAGCTCCAAAACTGGCTTCGATAAACTTACGGAAGTTTTCTGCGTCATCCTCTAATTCATTTGACACAAAACATCCCCCGACAAGTTTGTGGAGAGAGAGTTCGATCTCCCCCACAGCTGGTTTTGTTATGTTGGCAGCCGAAGACTTCATACCTGCCTCTGCGAGCCAAGTGAAGGTTATCCCACCAAAGACATTGGAACTCCGATCAGAATCGACCAGAGTTCTTAACTTAAATGAGTCCCTCTTAGTCCTAAAGACCCTAGCTCTCGGCCTGACTACTGCTCCCTCAAGAGCAGCAGCCTCGTAGATACCTGAAGCCCATTCCTCTGGAACAAGGAAACCCCCTTGGGTGTCATCTCCTTCCTCCATGTGTCCGGCAGTCTTCCATAGCCGTCCATCCCTTCTCTTCTCCAGATAATATTTGCGGATTCCGACAAGGTACTCACTTAGACTTGAATATCCGCCTCTTTCTTCTATGTTACTCATTAGCTACCTCAGCTTGTATTAGCGTGGAGAACCACGAAGGGAGAATATGTATGACCACCGTATCTGGAAGTGATAGTGCTTTGAGGCCAGCATTGTCCAGCCACTCTTAGCACGAACCTCCAGGCGGTTTCGTCATAGTCGAAACGAAGATGCGTAGAAGCATCGATGGTGATGGGTTGTCGGTCTCCGATCAGATAATATCTGAAGTCGAAGAATCCGATATCGCCAGCAGTCCCGAGTCCCTGCATCTTTTCAGAGATGATGACCGGACGACCAAAGATCTTCCAAACCGGCTTATCCTGGGCCTTATCAATATAGATAAGGTTCTTTCCAGAAGCATCAGCAGAGCTTCCGCTTCCCAACTCTAAAAGTTCGGCCATAACCTCAGGGTTGATAACCCATTTAGCATGGCTAAGAGAAGAGGGGAGCATAGACTGATACATCTCTGCTAGGTCTTGGTAATAGACCATATTGGCAGTATTCCTGTAAACGGTCTTGAGGCATCCGCAGTTCAGGATTCCCAAAGGCTGTCCAGCACCAGTTCCATTAATGAAAGCGTCATCCTCATAGTAGCCCCAAGCTGATCCGAACATCTTGTAGATGAGCGGTTGAAGTGCAATAGCACTATCAGCGAGAAGCTCGTCACTCGAATAGGTCATCCCAGCGAGTTTGTGAGGGGTCAGTTCCATCTGCCCGAATGTGGGCTTGGTAGCGGTTTTCTGAGCAGCTTCTGCCGTCCAGGATGCGTTGACTCCACCAAATACCGTAGAGGCATGACTTGTGTCGTCAACATACGGAATCTTGACAGAATCGGTTGTCATCTTAATGACAGTAGCACCGTTGGGTCTCACAACCGCATTTTCAAGAGCGATCATGTAGAGTTCGTTGCGATAGATTTCAGGAACGAGAAATCCGCCCTGTGTGTCATCGCCAATCTCCATGTGACCTGCGGTTTTAGCAACTGACTTAGAGACGTTTCCACGAGAATCCAGATAGGTCAGACGAGGATCAAGCTCTCTGACATTACCCTTCCGGTAGTTGCGAATCGTTCCCAACATTTCACCAAAAGAGTTGAAGTCTTTAGCTTTCTCTTCGGCTGTCTCGATCTCAGGATCAACCTTAACGTCAGCCTTAACACTTTTTACAGCGTCATCAAGCTGTTCTTTTAGCTTATCCTGGATGTAGTCGTCTCCAACTGTAGCAAGGATCTCAGAAGTCTTTTCCTCAACCGTTTTCTGTACTTTATCGTTAATCAGATCGTTAAGTTCTGTTTCTTTCAATTTAGTATCCTATTTCTACTGGCTTGTTAAATTTCAGATATCGACAGAAGGGTAGAATCGTCCTTTGACCTAATATCTCCATCAATACGTTCACCGGCTAATAGCTCTGAGCTATCTCCATCGGTTACTTCGATATCGACTGATATCTCTGGAGGGAAGAATCCCTTTTGCTTTTATACTGAAGCCAGTAAGATTAATAAGAATTTTGGTCACATGACCAAAAGCCTTGTTAATCGTTTATTACTCATAGTCTAGAGCAAGCCGATAGAACTCAGCCTGCTCGTCGTATGGGTCTGTAAAGGTAAGTGTGAATTTCGTCTCGCAAGAAGAACATCGACAGGCAAACTTCTTGTCGCTGTCAGACACCTCCACATCCGCCCTAAAGCCACAGGCAGGACAATGGAAGGTGTGCTTCTTCTTGTTTCCTATCGGAGCGTCATTCAATTTTACCCTTGAGTTTCCTGACGGAAAGATCTACAGATTCTTTTATCTTTTTCTCGAGCAGACCAGAGTTAAGAACCTTGTCCAGAGCATCCTTCACCTTATCGCCATCAACTACCGGCTCTTTCTCTTCTATCAGTTCAATCTCTATCTCTCGCTCCTCTTCCCTAGGATTAGGATCAGTAGCGCTATAAAGCTCCTCGAGTTTTTCCACTAGGTTTCTGATGGTGTCGATAGTCTCTTTAACGAGAGTGCGATTCTTCTGGCTGAGGACTCGACCTTCTTTGAGTTCTGATATTTCAATTTTTATATCCCTCAGATAGTCCGCTATTGGGTCAATACCATCAACTTCTGCTTCGATAAAATCTGTCGCTTCTCCATCTACGTGGAGTGATTCGATATCTACATCATCAGCCACTATCTCGTTTACAGCATCCTGTAGCTCGATCTCTTCACCTTCACTCTTTTCCTCTGTTTCACCATCCGGTGAATCTATCTCGTCAAGTGAAACTTCCTGGATAGTACCATCAGCAGCGGCCACTACAGTATCTTCATCATCAACCTTAATTTCAGTCTCTTCGTCTATCATAATCTCTTCATCCTCCTGAAAGTCCTCGGTCTCGCCACCTAACTCCAGGGCCTTCTTTAGACCATCAGGAATCAGATTCTTTTCGACTGCCAGAGTAAGCGCCTCAGGACAACTCGGAATTGGCACAGCGCTATACTCGAGAAGCTCCCACTTCTTATAGATGCGATCAGGAAGATCCTTGTCGTCAGTATCCTTTTTCTCGACATCCTCAAACTCAAGAGGGATAAAACCTACAGACCAAGCGGCAAGAAGCGGACCTGTGCCTTCAATATCTTCCGTATAGGCTTTAAATAGATCATCAGCCTTCTCGCTCTTAGCGAATACGGTCTTAGCTATAAGCCCTTTCTCATCCTTTTTGATCCACAGGTTCTTGCCTATCGGGACAGATTTGTAATCATGCCCCCATAGGACAATCGGATTCTTGGTATAGTTATCTGTAACAACACCCTCAGGAAGGAGCTGCTCGTTGTCGCGGTCTTTAGCTGTGGTCGATATGTAGGATATGACAGAGCGCTCCTTCTTATTGACCTCGGTTCTATCTTTGTCAGCGATAAAAGATTTCCGTATAAACGGAATCTCATCTTTCTTTGTGTGAAGTCTTTGTGCTAGTTTTCCTGCTTCTTCCGGGAACAGGTCAACATACTTCAGTTCTTCTGTAACTACTTTCATTTATATACCCCCTATATGGGTTAGTTTTTTTTGAATTATTGCTGTTTAGGCTTCTCTTTAAGAAATATTATTGCAGCCCTTATATCTTTGACACCTGCATAATTGGTGCGAGTAACATACCAGATGCGATCTACTTTTAATTTATATTTAACTATACCGCTCTCGACTATCTCTTTAAACTTATCATCAGGAACGCTCATGGTATTGTCTATTGCAAAGATTAAATCGTCATCAATATAAGTGCCGATATTGCCCATCTCCCCTGGCTGGATGAAACAGGCATAGATGCCATAGAGTATCACCACGGCTAATACCAGGATACCAGCAAAGAGTAATGTTTGTTTTCTCATGATGTCTCCCTGATTTTTGAGCTTAACTCCTCATCCTTTAGTAGTTTCTCTGTCAGTCCCTTATAAGTCTGCCGAGTATGGTATGGCGTGGCAGGCTCTTGGATTAATGCCCTAAAAGGCTTCATCTTTAAGGCAAGGATAATAAGCCGTCTTTCAGATTGAGTCAGGTCTACTTGCATTATTCAAACACCGCTCCTATGCTGCATCTGCAGGCCGTGTGAAGAGGTGGAAAACCAACATCACTATAATCCATATCCATAGTCTGTTTCTTCCCCTCATCATTAGTCACAGTCAAGCTGTCACCAAGATCAAAGAAATTTTGCTCGACACCAATTACCTGTCCGTCCATATATTCGCAATAAGAACATATACGATCATCTATGTAACTAATCCAGATTATCTTCTTCACAACACCAGATTGGATATAGGCAAACTTAGCACCAGCATTGGCAGCCCTCATAACCTCTGATCGAGCCACCATGACAGCCCTACGCTTCGCCCAATCCTCAAACACATCATTGACACGCTTCGTGAGCTGAGGGATCCCCT